ATGTGACTGAAGGAGTATCATAAGGATCAACTTTGGTATCGCATAGATCAGCACTATCTTGAAATGATTGAAAATTACTATCAAAGAAAGTATCAGCTAATCCTTTACCATATCGGTCATTTCGTAAATAATCTAACAATATTAATGAGGGATTAGCACTCCAAGCTGTTGTTGATGTTCTAGGATCAAAAACTTTTTTCCCTTTAACATCAAATTGAAATTGAGGTAATCCATTATAACAATCAGTGTTAAATCTCAGTCTGAAGGCACAGTAGGCAATTCCTTGTAATCGGTGATTGTCTCCCCAATCTGACTGTTGTTTTAATAAACCAGACGAACCTTGATTATCTCTACCATCAAAAAATTCTACTTTGATAGTATCAAAAAATCGTTCATCATTAGATGTATAAAATCTGGAATGAGTAAATGGTGGGGTAATGTGGTCACCTGCATCTCCATCAAACGCAAGTGCTTCTTCTAAGTTATCAAATCCATTATGATTACTGAATGTCACTACTTGGTCATCAATTAAGATTTGCAGTAATCCATCAACTTGACCTTCACTTAATGCAATCGCACCATAGAGATATTCGTTGTCTGTTCCCCCAGTATTTAGATATATTAAATTTCCTCCAGTTCTACGAATACCATAAATAATAGGAATTTGAGTATTGTTGCCTGTTTTATTGACTTTGATTGATCTAGCTTCTTGAGATGTAATATCTGTGCCAACATTACCTAATTCTGGTAATTCAGGCATAGGAATCAACCAAGAGATAATACTAGAAAAAAAATCTCCTATACCATCAAAAATATCGTTAATTACACCCATTTAAATTACCTTGTAAAATATCTGCCCATTATTGTTATAATTATTCATTAAAGACCATTTCTTATATCTTGTTATGTATTTATTATCACAATGTAAGTCTTTGTCCAAATGCCAAACATCAGTCTGGATATATTCTATATCAAAATTTTTTAACCATTCCTCACTCGCTTTTAATAAGGTCTTGGCATTATAATAATTACGATATGGTGGCAAAATATAAAACCATTGAATGTTACCATATTTTACATTTGACCAGAATTTGCTTTCTATATTGCATAAACTAGCACCCAATAATTTTTGATGGTGAATTATAATAATATTAAATTGTGGTTTTTTAATACATTCTTTTAAGAAAGATATGGCTTTATCATTATCATAGTTTTGATTAGTTTCTTTTAATTGGTGATTGATTAAAGGTTGGAGTAAATGCAAGTCATCTAAACTTGCATACTTTAATTGGATTTTCCCCATTGAATATTACGCATCTCTACTGAGGCATATTCAAATCCACGATCATTACCAAAGTGTATTTGTTGAGAACTTTCGGTTGTTCGTCTGCCATTGATCCGATCAAAATCTGCCCACCGACTAGCTACTTGTAAGGTGACTACACTTTCACTGTCTTTTTCTTCAATAGAAAATGATTTGATCTTACCATCAAATAATAAATAGGGATCGCTAATAAGTGAATTATCAGTATCTAATAATGCAAGATGTACTTTGACTTGTTTGTTGGTCACAATGTTATTTAAAACAACAGATATATATGTTTGATCTACACCTGATAAACTAATTCTCAAAGTTCCTTGAGTAATATCAGTGCTTTCAGATACATTAGAAATATTTAATAGAAATCCTTGTTTGGTGTATGTATTACCATCATAAACAATATCAAATCCTGTTGTGGTAAAATAAATCGGTGTAGAAAAATTAATATTAACTAAATATGCAGGTTTAATGTTTTTAGTTGCTAGGGCATTTTTAAAGGCAGTTGTTAATCCTCTAGCCATTATAAATCCTCTACAACATCTATTTCTATTCTGTAAACTGGATCATTCCCTAATTGAAATTCTTGAATATCATTAACTGCTCTTACTGTAATCGGAACATCACTATAACTAACTGCTTCGTCATTAGCTAAATTTTCTCTTAATGGTGGTTCTATTGTAATGGTTTGACTTCCACTACTCACATCATCAATCACCATATAAACCTTTTGATGAGATGCGAACTTAATCAAATCACCTGCTTTTAATCCAGAATTTAAACCATCAATATCTATCGTGGTATCACCTGCTGAATGACTGCCATCAACTAACACTGTTCCTGTTTCGCTTCCTCTGGTTGATGATATCTCTGGAGCAACGACAGTAAAACTTTCTTTGCTTCCTCTTTGTTTAACCATAAAAGAATACACTGGAGCAAATTCTGCTCTAGTCATTGGTGGGAGTGATAAAGTAAATTCCCATCTTTGCGAACTGATTTGCCTTCTAAAAGAAATTCCAGATACAGTTTCAGTAGATAATGTTGGTGTATTACTTCTAAAATTAATTGCTGTAAATCCTTGTGATGTTGGGAATGCTCCTGCCATTAGACCAATGCTCCTTGTCCTTTTTCATTTAATGCGTTGTTAATTAATCCTACTATTAATCCTCTGCGTTTCACTAATAGTTTATCAAAATCAGTGGTGTCGTTAGCAGTGATATTTATATTAACAACAGTTCCTTTATTCATATCTCTATTTGATACTATTGTTCCATCTTGTGAGGGTACAAACATTTCACGTCCATTTTCACCAACTACATAAGGTTGTCCTTCAAATACTGGTCCACCATTTTGTCTAGCTGTTATTGCTTTAGTAACTGCGAATGTCGCTAATGTTCCTGCAATAGCACCAAAGGCATTTGAACCTGCTGTGGCTAATGATACTGCTGTTGCTGCAGGTGTTGCATCTGCCGCAATTTTTTTCATAGATTCGCTTGTATTTTTTTCTGCTGATTTTAAACCTAATCTGCTAATTATTTGATTAGCTAATATTTGAACACCAACTTGAACTAAAGTAGATACTAATTGTGCCAGTGCTTGTCTTGCCACGTTACCAAAAGATTCTTTAAAAGATTTTCCAAAAATTATAGATTGAGCAACTGCGTCACCAATACCTTTTTTCAAATCAACAAAGGCATCAGTTAATGCATTAGCTATTTCTAAATTAGCATTGAAATCTTTATTAAAATCAGAATATTTGTCTTGTAATATTTCAATGATAGAACGCTGTTTCATCATTGTTTCATTCATTTTTTCAAAATGTTCATCAAACTTTTCACCTATTTCGTTAAATATTTTTAAATTTTCTTCTTTTCTTTTTTCAAGTTCATCTTTTTCTATTTGTGTTATTTGTGTTTCATATTTTGCTTTGATGCCTTGTTTTAATCTTCCTAATTCATTTTCTCTTTGTAATAATTTTTTATGTGTTTCATCAGTTATATTTAATTCACCATTTTTAAATGCCTGTAATTGTTCTTGAATATCCTTCTGTGCATTTGCAACAACTTTTAATTCTTTTTCTTTATTTTCTCTTAATTTTTCAATTTCTGTTTTAAAAAAATCTGATGTGGAATCAGATATTTTTTTATAAGTTTCTTTATTCTTAGATAGAAAACTGTCTAATGATTTTACTGGTGAATCGTCTTCCTGTTCATCATTAACTTTTTCTAATTCTTTTCTATATTCTAATAATGCCTGTTCTAATTCTTCATATGAACCAGAAAGAGTATTAACACCAAGAATGTCAGTATTTCTGACTAAAGCGATTTGTTTTAATACATTATCTAGTTCGCTTGTTGTTTTAATAACATCTTTAATGCTATTTTCATTTTCTTCAAATGCTTTATCTACATCTTTAAGTTGTACTCCTGAGAAAATGTCTATTGTATTTGAAATTTTATCTAATTCATTTGACACAACAATTAAAGATTCTGCTAATAAATCAGATGCTCCAGTTACCTGTGTGAATTTACCAACAAGATTTAGAAAACTATTTCCTACAGTTGTAGATGCTTGACCGATTGTTGGAGATAATTGGCTAAATGCTTCATTGATATTTTCTGTTTCTTTTAAAAGAGCAGTAGCAATAACTTCAGATGTGATTTTACCCTCTGAACCTAATTTTTTTAATTCACCTCTAGTAACACCTAGTTCTTTTGCAAAGATATTTAATAATGGTGGAATGTTCTCAGAAATACTTCTAAATTCATCACCCTGTAATCTTCCAGATGCAAATGCTTGTGACAACTGTAATATACCTGCTGATGCTTGGACAGAATTGACACCTGCGATTGCAATAACTTTATTGACATTTTCTGTGATTTGAGAAAGTTCAGAAGTTTGTAATCCAAGACTTTGAGATTGTAGTGCTAATTTTTGATATAATTCAACTGTTTCAGCAAATCCACCTCTAGTTCTTTGAGAAACTTCAAATAATTCTTGTTGGACAGATGCTAATTCAGATGCTGAATCTGTAACTAATTTTAATCTATTTTGAAGATTTTGAAATGTATTAGCTAGTTCTAAAGTCTGTCTGACAACTACTGAACCTGCAACCGCAAATAATACATTCTTTAAAGAAAATAAAGTCTGTGTTGTTTTTTTTGTTTCTCTTTGTACAGATTTAAACGCTTGACCTGTCTTATCTCTTGCAAGAATATCAATATTTAATCTTTTGGTGGACATTATCTTCTTTTACCTTGCATCTT